CGCCGGCTGATAGTCGGGGCGCGGCACCGGGAGCGGAAAGGACTGGGGCGGCGCGGCGGGCACGGCGACGGGGCGGCGCCGGGCCGCATGGGCGATGTCCTCGGCGCGGGAGTCGAGCCCTGCGGTGGACAGATCGACGAGTCTCTGATCGGCCGCGTCCACATGACCGGCCGATGCCTCCTTACGCGCGGCGTCGAGTTGAGCCTGAAGAACCGGGGGGAGCTGGCCGCCCGGGTATTTCTGGGCGATCGTCGCGAGACGTTGAGCCTCCTTCAATGCCTTCGCCAGCCGGGCGCGGGCCTCGACCGTATCTCGCGCGGCGCCTCGTGCCGGGGCGTCGGCGATGACCTTGGATGCTTCATTCTCGAGAAGCTTCTGATCCGATGCGGCGGATCCGGGTATCGTCTCGTTTTCCTTGAACCACTTCTTCACGCCCTCGACCGTGCCGAGATCACGAATGGCATCGGCGAGCCGAGCAATATTGCTGGCGCCGGTGTCCGACCGCGTCGCGATCGTGTCGAGCAGAGCCGTCAACCCGGCCGCATCGCCGAGGTTGCCGAGAGAGCGGAGCGTATTGTCCCAGGCATTGCCGAGCCGCTGCGAGGCCGCTGCGGCGTCTCTGGTCACCCGGGCGAGGTCGGCGGTGACCGTCCCGGCGGCCGACTTGACCTCGTTCAGATATTTCTGGCGATCGGCCAACGCATTGCGATAGGCCAGAACGCCGCGCCGCGCCTGGATGTCCTCGAATAGATCGGTATGCCTGGCACCCTTTCTCAAGGCCTTTTCGTACAGTCCACCCGCGCCGAACATCGCGTCAAACTCGTTGCCTCCGGCCTTGCGGATGGCAGCCAGTTCCTTCTTCACGTTGATTCCGAACTTCTTGAATTTGTTGACGGTCTCGCTCGATGCTATCTTTCCCATCATGTCCCGCATGCTGTCGGCGGCCTCGTCTGAGGCGCCGGTGCCCTGACGGATCATCTGCAAATAGGAGACGAACTTCTCGAGGCCATCCATGCCTCGGAAACCGACGGTTTCGGCGAGGGGCAACAGGCTCGCCAAATGCTGGGCCATGTCCTTGAACTCGAATTTTCCGAGCTTGCCGGCCTTGGCCATCTTGTCGAAGGCCTCTTCCATCCGATCGGCGGGGATCTTCAACGACACGCCGAGCGCGTCCGCCGATCTGGCGACATCCATAACATCGGCGCCCGTGGCCTGTGCCGTGCGAGACACCGACGGCAGGAAGGCGAGGGCTTCGGGAAGTGACCGACCGGCTGCCACCAGCGTGTCGAGCCCTGCGGTGACCGCCGCGATCGGCAGCGCCGTCTCCCGGGCGATGTCGCGGATCACCGCTCGCGTCTTGACCGCCTCGGCGCCGGTCGCCTCGGCCGTGATCAGGATGCGGGTGATCTCGCGATCGTAGTCGGCATAGCGGCGATAGGCGTCGATCGCCGTGCGTCCCGACATGTAGCCGGCGGCGGCACCCATCAGCGACGAGCCGATCCCACCGGCGAGCAACATTCCACCGCGACCGAGCGCACCTCCGGCGGCGAGATGGCGCATCATCGCCGTCTTGCGTGCGGCGGCATCGAGCCCCTTCAGCGAGCGGTCGACGCGCGGCGCGATCGGCGAGACGCCGTCGATCAGCCGCATCGTCAGGGTGGACGTGACGTTGCCCATCGAATCAGTGCTCCGCGAAGAAGTCGACGATCTCGCCGGGGTCGCCCGTCTCGACATCGCCGGAACCGATCATGGACGGATCGAGAGTCGTCGGCTCGGGCGGGAGGTCGTCGGCCGGCGGGAAGATCTGCGCGTCGGCGAGTGGCGTCACATCCAGACGGTCGAGGAAGTCCGGCGGGAGCAGAGGGCCGAGCGCGGCGAGGATCGTTTCCGAATCCGGCCAGAGCAGCTGATAGGCCTCGGCGAGGGCGAGGTCGGAACAGGCGGCGATCAACGTCGCGGGTCCGAGGGCACCCGCCGACCGAATGTCCTCGAGAACTGCCAACGACGGCGGCATGAGGCGGACGTTGACGACATGTCGGCGCCGCTGCCGCCATCGATGGAGGGACCACCAGCTAGGCCTCGATCGACGTGCTTCGGTCACGGTGAAGGGATGGGCGAGCGGAACGGTGACCACGTCACCGCCCCACACGACCGAGGTCTCGATCGCGGCCGCCATCACGCGAGCCCCAGCATCTGGCGTTCCTCGGCGGTCTCGTCGATGCCGAACTGCACCCGCTTGCCGGTGAAGAAGTCGACGTCGTACCAGACCTTGTCGCCGACCTCGAGCTTGTAGCGGGTGACCTCGACGATCGAATGGTCGTGGCCGAGACCCTTGGCGCGCTCGTACTGGTCCGGGGCGACCTTGCCCATGCACCCCTTGATGGTGGCGACGGCCGCGAACTTCCGGCCGTCGCTCTTGCGCTGGATCACACCGCGGGCGGTGTAGATCTTGGGCGCGTTGGAGCCGACACCGGCGGCGGCATAGGCCTCCTGGTCGAAGCCGGCGAGCTTGAAGCCGAAAGCGAGCGGCTTGAGCACGCCCATGTTGAACTCGACCCCCATCGGCGCGCCGCCGCCGGTATGGGTCATCGTCTCGAATTCCAGCGTCGGCAGCGTCAGGTTCTCGATCTGCAGGTGCTTGGACGCATCGGGGCTCTCCGTCCCGATGAAGAGGGCGGCGGCGGTCATCAGCAGGATGTCGGACATCGGTTGGCCTCATGGGCGAGAGGGGAGATGACGGGCGCCGGCGCGCCCGCCCGATCACGCCGATCAGATCGCCTGGGCGGCGAGCGTCTCGATCGTCTTGGCGAGCGCGATCGCGTAGGGGCGCGACACCAGACCGAGCTTGCGGAAGACCGGCGCCTCTTCGAACTTCGCCTCGACCCAGATCAGGCCGCTGCGCAGGTCGGAGGTGTTGTTGAGATCCGGGTCGAAGCGGACGCGGCGGCCGAGGATCTCGCCCTTCGCCTCGGCGGCGGCGAGAATGTCGTCGACCGTATCGACGATCGTCTTGCAGGTCTGGGTCGTCAGATTGAACCGACCGAGATACTGGCGAACCGTGCGGATCGCGGTCAGCTCGATGAAGTCGCGGCCGCGCACCTTGTGGGTCTGCGACCACGTCGCCTCGGGGTCGCAGTTCTCGAATCCCATGAAGACGAACCCGCCGTCGGCGATGGCGAAGTCGTCGCCGCTCTCGCCGCGAATGATCACCGAGACCTGATGGGCGAGCAGATCCTGGCCCTCGGTCGCGCCGTCGAGCAGGCTGAAGTCGACGTGGCGCGACGGCCCGACGATGCCGTAGATCGGCTGGTTGAGGATCGAGGAGAACGGGCGCCCGTCCTTCTCGAAGTCGCGACGCACGTGCAGGCCGAGCGCGATCGGGGTCGGGTCGTCGTTGGCGACGGTCGTGCCGTCCGAGAGCGTGGTGACGACGCCGGTATCGATCGGCTGGATCCGCCCGGAGGCGATCGTCTCGCGATAGGCCTTGGAGGTCGCGGCATCGACACCGCCGGTCCAGACGTAGGCGAAGGCATAGATCGAGGCGAGCAGCGCCGGCAGCGCCGCCGCGATCGGATTGGCGAGCAGCGCGCCTTCGCCGTCGAGACTGGTCTGACGAGTCCACCCGGGCACGGCGATCAGGCGCGGATAGACGCCGCAGACCGCGCCGGCCCGCTTGAACGCCCAGATGCCGGTGCCGGTCGTCGAATTGCCGGCGATCGCGGCGATGGTCGCGGCATCGTCGACGCCGGTGGCGGTGCGCACCAGCACCACCAGGGCGGCGGTCTGCCCGTCGGCGAACTGCGCGTTGATCAGCGACAGCGCCCGGCCGATCTGGCCGTCGGGGGCGATCATCCGCGCCTTGGCGTCGGTGGAGTTGATCAGCACCGGCGTATCGAGCGGGAACGCCGCGGTGAAGGTCGCGTCGTCATAGGGCGCATGGGTCGCGAAGGGGCCGGCGAGACCGCAGACCGACATCTTGGCAGTGGAGGCGGGCGCGACTTCGAGCGATTCGCGATCGATCGTGAAGCCGACGGTCGGCGAGGTCATGGGACAACTCCTCGTGAATGAGGTGGAAGAGCAGGCGTGAAGGTGCTTCGCGCCGATCAGTCGTATTCGACGTAGATCGCCGCGAAGGTGGGGTCGGCGCGGATTTCGGCCTCGGGGCGGGTGTCGGAGGGGTCGTCGACACGGACGCCACCATGGATTCTGGCCGTCGTCCGCCCGGCCCCGGCATGCGCCTGCATCTCGCCGGTGATCCACCAATCGCGTTCGGACGCGTCGCCGCCGGCCACCAGGAGCACGCGCGGGTCACTCGGATCGCGCTGGACGGTCATGCTGATCATCGTTTCACTCCTCCTCAGTGCCCGGTACGAAGCCCGTCTCCAGAGACCAGCACCAGCCGGGCGACACGTTCGGCTCGTCGTCGCAGACGACGAGGTTTTCACCGGGCGCGGCGGCGTAGCACTCGAGGTCGGCGCCGATGATCACGTTCTCGACCCGGCCGGACACCACGATTGCAATCCTCATTTTCCGGTCCTCTCACGAGTAGATCCACTTGGCGTAGATGACACCATCACCGCCCTTGCCGCCGGCCCCGCCGGTGATGCCGGCGCCGCCGCCACCGCCACCGCCGCCGTCGTGGCCGTCACCGCCGGGACCGCCGGTTCCCGTGTCGGAGCCACCGCCGCCGCTACCGCCCGTGGTGGTTTCCGAATTGGCATAGGTCGTCGTAACGGCCGGAACGGTTGCGGCCGACGTACCGGCGGTTCCGGAGGTTCCGACCCCGGCTGGTCCGCCAGGGATCAACGTGTTGATATCGTTGTAGTAGCTTTCCTTCCCTGCCGACGGGACATTGGCGGCCGTCACACCGCCACCGGCGCCGCCACCACCTCCGCATCCGCGTCCAACGGGATTAGAGGAAGCCGGGCCGCCCGTCGGCGGCGCGGTTCCGCCCCATGATGGGGTATCGCCCATGGGAAGGCTGTATCCCGCGATCGCGGCTGCGACCGAAGCGCCACCATTTCCGTTGGCCCATCCATAGCCGACAGATGTAACCGGGATGACCAGAACGCTTCCGGTTGCAAACGACGAGTTGCCTCCCGCAGACCCGTTCGCACCGGCAGCGCCGCCGAGCCCACCGGCTCCGATCGTCGCAGTCCATGTCGGACCGAACGCCGCGCGGGCGATCGTACGGCGCAGGACGATGCCAGCTGCACCGGCACCTCCTCCGTTGCGGGCGGTTCCGGCCGCACCTGACACGCCGCCGGCTCCCCCGTTACCGGCGCCACGGACGACCACATGAACGGCAGATGCCAGCGGCGGGAACGGCTGCGACGCCAGCGAGGTACGAATGACCTGGCGCCACGACTTGATGCGCCAGCGCTCGGCGCCCCACGCGCCTGACCACCACGAGACGATCACCCAATCCGATTGGGTGCAGAGCCACGCCAGATCCACGCCCCCGGTCGTGCGCACGATCACCTTGCCGCTGCCGGTGTCCACTTTCGAGACCATGTGCAGGCTCGACGTGATCGCCGTCGTGTCGAGCAGGATCACCGCGTCGCTCGCGCCCGTCGTCACCTTGACGTGTTTGGAGCTATGCGCGGCGACGGTGATCGCGGCGCTGCCGGTGATCGCGACGTCGGCCGTCGGCAGGGCGGCCGAGGGCGTGTTGACGCGGCCAATCATGTCGGTGATCGCCGTGACCGTGTCGAGTAATTGCT